ATTGCAATGATCCATCAAGTGGAATTGATATGGTAGCGGAAATTCCATAATTAAAGTTGAACTGATCCTTCTGTCCAGTTCTTGTGGGTACGTGATACAAGATGGATCCTGGATTATCTGGGACTCCATCATTATTGGCATCAGAGACATCATAGACAGGATCATTATAGTAATACTCTTTTGGTTGCTGGAAAGAATGGCTGTCGGTCAGGAATGGAGTGATGTTCAGAGTAGGACCCTGGCACGAGATTCCGTCCCCATAGGTGTTGGTAATGTACGGTCCTTGTAAAACTTGGATGGCTTGGTTGGTGACAGAGCCACTACTATTAGCGACAGGATTAGCAGTGGCGCTAACACCACCAACATCCGCAGCGCGTACTGTTGTCGGGAATAAAACATGCGCATTAATTAGTACCGCTAATAAGCACTTTACTGACTGAAAGTACTTGTTGTATCTGTGACTGATGTTATTTCGGTCACTCTCTGTATTATAGTTTGCGTGGACAGTCCTGGTTGGCTCAGTGTAAATGTTGCCTGAAAGGGTTTCGTTGCATCCTTGATCGTGAAGTTTGGCATCTGAGTGGCGTCTAAACTTGTCCATGAAGACGATATTCCATTAACCGTGTTTCCAGTATTTGTAACAGCTGGTGGTACGAGGCTATCACCAGTATGCTCTATGTTATTTCCAGTTACTGTATATTGCCAACCAGTTTGATAATCTATGGAATTTATAGTTTCAGTTACTTTTGAAGTAGTTTCTGTATGAGAAGTCATACTTCCCTGTGAGAAATTTGGAACTACAGGAACAGCAAATACAGATTGTGGCCATAATAAAAACAGCAGTAAAAGCCGCTTCATGACTTTAATCTACAGTTATCTCACTAACAAATTGACCAGTGGCTGTAGTACCAGCTCCACCAGCAGTTAGTGTCATTACACCACCGCTTGTAATCGTACCTGCAAGAGTTCCTGCTACACCACCAGATTGCGTTGTTGTATTACCAAAAGCAGGCATATCCGCAACTACACCAGCTGTAACATCAACACCAGCCCCTATTGCGGGTACGGCGTCTCCTTGAATAAATCCTTCCGAGAACGAAAATGCACTGCCTACAGTATTTATATCGTAAGTACCTGCCTTCATTGTTGCTGCTGTTGTTGCTGAACCAGCAGTTAAACCACCAAAAACATCACTATTTCCTGTTCCAACTTTTATATTTGAACCTGAAACACTGTATGTACTTCCAACTCTTGTAGAACTTGTTGCTGCTCCATTAACTGTAAGCTGAGTACTTGTTGATAGACGATGCACAAGATCTGCACGTGCACTAGGAGCAATAAATAATATTAATAGTGGGACTAACTTCCACATAATGGCAATTAATAATCTTATTCAAATATAAGTTTACATGAGGGTAAACTTATAAGATATTGCTACTATACGATGACTGAAGATGTAAAAGTATCTGAAAAGATACCTGAAAAGAAAAAAGGTGTACTTGGAAAAGTAAAAGATGCTCTTATTCCCGATCAAGAAGAACAAGCTGCAATCATATCTACAGGTGTAAGAATTGTAGTACTTGGATGGAGTGGTGCAATCTTAACTTTAAACTATGTTTCCATTCCAGGAATCCCCCAACAGAAGATAGATCCAACCTTCATAGCTTCAGTGTTCACGGGGGTTCTCGCCAGTTTTGGAATTGCTACAGCCAGTAAAAAAGGCGATGGAACGATGAAAATGAATGGAGAAGCTAACGGTCAAATTAGTAAAAAAGATATGGAAAAACTTATTGAAAAAGCAGCACAATCTGCTCCTGCTCAAACCATAAGAATTGAACAAGCTCCTTTAATTATTAAAGCTGACGAACCACCTGTAAAACCTTCTGTATGAAGTATCTAATTCTTACTTTCAGTGTCTTCTGTATCATGCATTCATGTGCTCCAGCACCTGTGACTGTTCAGGAGATAACTGATGTAAGATTTATTTAGTTTACAAAGGACGCCACATTGGAATTAGCTAATTTTGAATCTCAAATTCAAGAACAATCTGATGATCTTGCTAATCAAATTAGAGGAGCTGAAGATAATTTGATGAGACTCAAAGAAGCCTTTCTTAAAGTACAAGGTGCTAAAGAGATGTTAGGTATTATTAAAACTGCATCTGAAGAGAAAGATCAAGCTATTATTTCTGAACAATTGGCTGACGGGACAGCAGATTAATGATTCATGAATTCACAGAAGGACGTTATAAAGCTTTAAGCTTATTGTCTGAATATTTAAAGACACCTCCTCGTGAATTAAGACTTGATGCTATTTTTATTGATATACCAGAAGAAGATTTACGTTGGGTGACAGAAAGATTTCATTACTATACTTTAAAAATTTTAGAAGAAGTTGAAGAGAAGATACAAAGAGAAGCAGAGATATAATAACGATATACCTATTGAAAAAGCTGTGAAGTACGATCCTGAAAAATTTATAGAATCTGAAAACAAGGAGCAACCAAAAAGAAGACAGGAAGCTCCAGATGAAACAGATTTTGCTGTAGGTCAAGCAAAGTTAGATGCAATGAAAGATCGTAGTGGAGCTGGAAGAGAATTCTTAAGAAACTACGGTGGTAAAGTAGATGAGCTTATTAGTAATTTAAAAGCAGGAAGAGATCCTAATCAAGCTGTAGGTTCTTCTGCTAACCGTCAAAACTATATCTAAAATGGCTGCTGTAGTTCCTCTCGTTGGTTTAACACCTTTAGGAGAGAAGGAAAAAAAGCAAAATAAAGAAGAAGTCTGTTATTGCCATTTAGTGCAATTATTACGAGCTACATCTCATTTATTAAATCAAACTTATATTGTTCATTGGAATTTGATAGGCAGTAAATTTTATTCAATTCATTTGCTTACAGAAGATATCTATAAAGAGATGCAAGATGGTTTAGATACAGTTGCTGAACATATTAGGTCTTTAAATATCAGTACTCCTTTTTGTGTAATGGATTTAAATGAAGCTAAAGAATTAGATCCTTTACCTCATGATTGTTTTGCTCAAGATAAGATGCTTAGTGTTCTTGCTTCAAACTATAATAAACTTGCAGAATCCTTTTCATTACTTTCTGAAGAAGCAGAAGCTATTGGAGATCAGTTAACAATGGATTTAGCAGCTGAAAGAGGACGTGCACATAAAAAACAACAATGGTTATTAAAATCTAATTTATGAGATGTTACCATTGTGGTTCTGAGCTTAGATGGGATAGTGATGTAGATCTTGATCACGATATTTATAGTATGCTTACATTTTTAACCTGTACTAAATGTCAAACAGATATAGAAGTTTATAAGAGAAGAGAAGAAGAGATTATTTAAATAAAGGCCAAGATCTAAACCATTTAGTAACAATATATTTATTCCCACTAATAGGAGGAAGTGCTTCATGCATTGTTTTTAAATTTGGCCAACCAATAGGATATAAATTATTCCAAAAAACAGCTTTTCCTCTTTCTGGTTTAATCTTTAAATTTAAATATTTAAAATAAGTTTCACCTCCTTCTTCTACGTCATTCAAGTAAACCATAAAGGTCCAAGTACGTTGTCCCATCCATTCTATATAAGTTTTATACTCTTCAGTAAAAGGATGAAAAAAATCATGATGTCCTTTGTAAAATTCTCCAGGTGCATATTTTTGACCCTGACACCATTCAGAACAGAATGGATCAAAATTCAAATATTTACAAATTTCTAAATCTAGATCTGTTCCTACTCCAGTTAAACGATAATTAAAAGCTGTTGTAGAAGAAGTACGCTGTTCAGAAACAACACGACGATCTCCAACATTAGCTATATAAGCTGGCTCTAATGTTTTTTCCGTTTCTCTAATCATTATTTCACAATTCTCTTTACTTAAAAAATTCTTTTGGATATAGATTTTAGTTAAAGGAAATTTAAAACACTTTGCAGTATTTGGAATTCTTATATTATTAAATTTTAGATAATTAATGAAATTAGGTTTCTTTTGTAATTCAGGTAATGCTAATAATTCTTTAATATCTTCATTACTACACCCCATTTCTTCTTTATATAAACGAACTATTTGAGATTTACTAGCACCTGATATAGCATTAATTAAGAATTCTTGCTTAAAAGACTCATCCATATTAAAAAAACAACCAAGAGGATTTAAGATAGGTGAAGCAATAAAGGAGAACAATTCGTGGGAGGAATTATTCTAACTTCTCTTCTCGTTTATTATGCCATGTATTTTGGAAGTTCTTATTTATTAGCTCATGACTACGATGCCAAGCCTAGAGACAGGTCTTGACTTGGTGTGTTTAGATGGTTATTACTGTTAGGATGAGTAAATAACGCAGGACTCTTTTGGATTCCATGTTGGAGCTACCAGTGGATCAGCAATTTGCTATTCACGCAGCAGCAGTCGCAATCAAGGAACTTGATCGAGACGAGCTAGAAGAAGCTTTTATTGACATGCTTCATCAAAAGGCCACTGAACGTCAGATTTTTCTGAACATTCTAAAAGAACATGGTATCGATGCCGATATCAGTTTTAAATTTTTAAAAGCAAACCAGGCACCTTAATCCAATGGCAACTAGAACTATTAAAGGAACATTAGACACTTTACAAGTGGACACAGGTTCAGAAATTACTTATAAAGGACAAGCTTCAACAGGCAAAGATACACGTGCCTTTGAAGTTAATCCAGGAGGAACAGGAAATATTATTGTTGATATTGATAAGAGTTCAGGTATCTCTAAAGTAGAAATTTTCCAAGACGATGCCTATACAGGATCATCTCGTGCTACTGGATACCAAACAATTACAAATATTGCTAAAGATGGTAAAGGTAAAGGAGCTGTTGGAATTGCCGTAACTAATGCAGCAAAAAATTATCTTGTTATGCTTACTTTGAGTGGTTATTCAGAAGTTGCATACAGCGGATCAGTTACCGTCCCGTAAGTTAGATATTTCGTATGCAAATAAATATGCATACAAATTAATTTCATACTATGCAATAGCAAGAACATATAGAGGATTTGATTCATATGCATCATATAAAGATAGAGGAGAATCTATTTGGCGTATAGGTTTTGGTAGTACAGAAATAAGAGATAAAGTTATTTCAGGAAGAACTAAAGCTACACGAGAAGAGATAGAAGAACAGTTACAAAGAGACTTAGAAAAATTATCTTATAAGATTTCACGACTTATATTCTGGCCATTAAATGCAAAGAAGAAAGCTGCA